TCCCGACGGTACCAACTGGTCCGACTATCAGACCGGGGCTTCGACTGTGGTCGCGACCGGCCCGTCAGGTGGTGGCGCTAAGTCTGGCGCCGTCAACGTTCAGTGCGATCTGAACTCGGCTCGGCGTTATGTCCGTTTCAACAGCGTCCCCGATCTCAGCGCGACGGGTACGGATACCGCCGTGACCCGATCTGTCGCGGTGTTGGCCGGCTTCGATCGTTTGCCGTCGCCGAACTAAGTGGGCGATCTCGGCCAGGCCGACGGAATGTCGGCTTCACCAGAGCATGCCGCGCGCATGGATCGCGCGCGGCGGCGCTCCGTCTTCATCGCGTCCCCAGTCGCACGCAATCCGGTCAGGCAGTACACAATCGCGCTGCTGGATACGATGTTGTTGCTGCAGCAACTCGGCATTAAGGCCCGGCTGCAGTGGACGATCGGAAATTCAAATCTTCCGCGTGCGCGGAATGAGTTGGTCGCAGAGTTTCTCGCCAGCGACTGCACGGATATGCTCTTCATCGACGACGACATGGGCTGGAAGGCCAAGGACGTCGTCAGGCTGCTCGCCTCAGAGCAGGATTTCATTGGCGGGGTCGGCCGTAAGAAAGACCAGAATTCGGACGATCGTGCGGCTGAAAGCTGGTGCTGCCGTCCGCTTTCCGACGGCACCGTTGTGCAGGACGATCTCGGCGCGATCGAAGTTCGCGGTGTCGGAACGGGGTTCGTCAAGATTTCTCGCTCGGTGTTCGATCGCATTATCGGGGCTTACCCAGAGCTTAAGCGGCCAGGGCTCAAATCCATGCCGCATGCCGTCCGCGATCAATTCTATCGGTTCTTCGCTTTCCAGGATGATGAAGGTCAGCAGTTGAGCGAGGATCTCGCGCTTTGCGAGATGTGGCGCGGACTCGGCGGCACTGTCTGGGCTGACCCGACGATTGAGCTCGTCCACGTCGGCGAGCGGGAATTCACCGGGACATTCGCCGTGCTGCTCGAGCCGGCTCCATAGATGCAGGAGGTTGCCAAATGAGCTCGCTTCCATCCCATCCGGTTCAGACCGGCACCATAGGCGGAACGCCCATTATTCCTAACCTGCTCGACAAGGGCGCTGGCGCGCATCCGTGGGACCTGAAAAAGGTTCAGCTATCCGCAAACTATGCGCGTGTTCACCCGGCAGGCATGCCGCATATGCCGCCGGCTGGCGTCGAGGTGAAGTCTCGTATCGCCTCGACTGGCACCATCACATCGGGCACGATCGTGCCGCTGTTCGCCCATGAGGCTGCGGCTATCGTAGCCGCTGGCGGTGGGAGCTACGTATGATCGGCGTAAGGTTCACGAAGTCGATGGCGCCCTATAGCGTTGGCGATACGGCTATGCTTCCCGAAGATGTGGCGCAGGGTCTCGTCGATGCGCGTGAGGCCGAACTCTACCAGTTTCCGGATGCGCCATATGCTTCCGGCCCGCCCGCGGCATCGTCGCAAAAGGTCATGCTGCCCGAGGCGGCGCCGCGGCGCGCGCAGCACTCCTATCGGACCAAAGGAAGGTAATCCGCCATGGCTGATCCGTACAAAAGTGCGAGTGGCGATCTTCAGGCCTTTGGGCGGCGCGGGAAGGTCATAACTCCGGGGGCCAGTGACCTGGCGGATATCGCGAAGGGGCTTGTAGTCCTTGTCGCCGGTGACGCGACGATCATCCCAGTCGACAATGCCGATACCGGAACGTTGTCATTTACCGGTCTATCTGCCGGCCAAGTCATCCCTTATCAGGTTCGCCGCGTTACGGCAGCTACCGCGACGCTCGCTACGATCGAAGGCTGATCGTTTCATGACCACTATGCCCGGCGGCGCAAATCCGCACATGGCTTCGATCACCACAGTGGTCACGCCGGCGCCGACTTATGATCTTATTGATCTGGCTACAGTCAAGGATGCACTGGATCTTAACGACAACAAGGGCGATGCTTTCCTGAAGAAAGCAATCGGCTTTGTATCGGCAGAAATTGCGCAGTTTTGCAATCGGGTGTTACCGCTTGAGACACTGACGGACGAGTTCTGGCCGGCGCGTGATCCGTATCCCTATCAGGTACCGGGCGGCATCGCCCCGCTACAGTTGTCGCGTTGGCCATTGAAGATTGTCACAACGGTCGTAGAAAATGGCGACACGTTGGTCGACGGAACGGATTATCGAGTCGACGCTGCGCGTGGGCAAATCACCAGATTGGACGGCAACGCATATCCATGCCTTTGGCCGGCTTATGCGCTGTCGGTGACGTATGACGGCGGTTTTAGTCAGATCCCGAACGATGTTCAGGATGCTGCTCTCCGCATGGTCACAGCGCGTTGGCTCGCGCGCGGCCGCGATCCACTTATGAAGCAAGAAAACATTCCTGGCGTGAGGGAAGTCGCATATTGGATCCCAAACACGCCAACTGGAAATATGAGTCCTGATATTCAGGATATCTTGGACAACTATCGGACTCCAACTATTGCATAGGGTGACGCATGGACAATAGTGGCATCTTCACGCTAGCCGCTCTTCCGATCTCTGCGGCACGCTCGCTCGCGCTGCTGTCGCCGATCTCCGATCTCGACGGTATGAGCTCCGTTTCGCTGGAAGCGAGCTTTCAGTATGGCTCCGGCGGGACGACGTGCTCCCTCATCGTCGCGACTAGCTTCGACGGCGGAACGACATGGCGGCATATCGCGCGTTTTGATTTTACGACGGCGGCCGCGGTCAAGACGGCGAATATCCAGGCGAGCGCCGCCAAGAGCGTCGGAGCCTATACCGATCTGGCATCGGAGGGCGTTAACGACGGCGTTCTCGGCAATATGCTCGCAATCTTTATCGTGTCGACAGGTACATACGTCAACACAACCGCTTCGGTGCGCGCCTCCGTGCGGTAATGGACCGCCTCACATTCTTCGTCGCATCCGCTCACCTGAAATTGCGGCTTGAGTATCTCAAGCGGCATCCGGAACTCCTTAAGGAGAGAAAAATGACGCCAAAACTTCAAGGCGCCCTGCAGGCGCTTGAGATGCTGAAACACGATGTTGAATCGGATGCTGAGGAAATCGTTAAAAAGGTTTCCGATCTGCAGTCGCGCCGCAAGGTTGTGCGCGACAAGACCCACGGAAAGTTGGACGCGGCCGGCAATTCAATCGGGGATATCGAAGATTTCGTCAGCGCGCTCGAGGGCAGTAATGGTGCCCCTTTGGACAACTCGTCGGGCTCCTCCGCGGCTTCTGGGACGGCTGCAGAGCCTGAGCATCTGACCGTTAATGGCGTGTCGCAGGGCTGATGTCCGGTCTGATCGACGCGCTGGACGACGCACTTCGTCAGGCTGGCGAGGATGTCATCCTACGCCGGACGGTCGGCGCAGCGCCGAACAGCGTGTCCGTCGACGTTAAGTGCCGAGCTCGGGTGACCGCAGTGTCTACCCAGCAGATCGAGGCGGGCATTCCGGCAACTCAGTTAAACGTGATCCTATCGCCGACGCAGATCAATGAGGCGCAGTGGCCTGGTGGGACAATTCCCGTATTGCCGCCATTCGATGTTGATCAGCGGATCCCGCGCGCGGGTGTGACCGATAAGGTCCTGATGCGGGGTCAGCCTCCGAGGTCGATCATGCACGTCGATCCGCAGATCATCGGCGGCGAGCTCGTGCGGATAAATATGAGAGTTGATGGCTGATGCTGTCGGGTGCAATCGAGCCGCTCGAAATCGACTTTCAGGCACTCATCAATGAGGAATTATCGCCAAAGGCTCAAAGCAAGGCGTTGGCGGACTTCGCCCGCGATCAGCTAGCCGAGGCGGAGAATATCAACGCGCGCGCGCTCGGATTCGTGCCAGCACATCACGTTACGGTCGACGGGGCGACCGACGTTTCGGAGGATCGCGTAAGGCCGAACGGCGAGATCGTCTATACCTTCGATCTGCATGCCGATGCGCTCGCCTGGATCATTGACGCCCTTCAGCAGTTCGCTCCCGTCCTGTCAGGACGCTTCAAGGCATCGTTTGAGCTATTTGTGGATGGTGTGCTCGCCGATCTTAACTCAGAGATCCCGGAAGGCCGGCAGTTCATCTTTATGTCGCCGTTGCCCTATGCAGGAAAGATCGAGGGCGAGAATAAGGCACCAGAGTCCGAACAGGCACCAGATGGTGTGTTCGAAGCGGTCGCGGCTCTTGCGCGGCTACGCTTTCCGGAACTTGATATCGCCTTCTCCTATATCGCGCCGCTAGCTGGCTCCGGTTCAAGCAGGCCGGACACGCCGGCGATTACGATCTCCGCACAGGGCTAAGATATGGCGAGCAAGAGCGTGATGGACGCATTCTCGGCGCGCCTTGCGGCGAATTGGACTTCTACAGCTATCGTGCTTCCGGACGAGGTCGCGTCGGGTCCGTCTGACGGTTCTGCCTATGTAACGATCGAATATCCGGTCGCCAAGGAAGAGCAGATCACCATCGGTTCGCCCGGCAATAACGTCTTCCGCGAAACTGGCGTGGCGCGCATCGTGCTGAATTCTCCGAGCGGGCAGGGCACTGCTCAGGCGACGGCTTGGATCGACCAACTACGTGCGATCTTCCGCGGCAAGCAGTTCTCCGGCGTGACTACGTTTGCGCCATCGCCCGGCATCGAGAACAAATCCAACTATCAGGCCGGGCGCTTCGTGCTGTCCGCCGCAGTTCCTTACTATGCGGACATTTTTGCGTGACGCGCCCGACGATCATCTACGGCCTCGATCGTTTCCAGACAAAAGTGGACCAATCCGAACAATAGGTATTGGAATGTCTTCTTGACGCCGGAAAAGCGAGAGGAAATCCGCGAGTGCCTGCGCCGAGGAATGAAGGGCGTAGAAGCGGCTAAAATGTTCGGGCTTTCACAATCGCGAATATCTCAGATCAAGCAGGGCGCGTAATAGGCCCTTTCTCCCCTGAAGTACCAGTCAATCCGTAGCACCGCATCCGGCGTTCACTAACCTATGGAGATAATAATGGCCGACTTACAGTCGACTAACAGAGTTTCTTTGGCAAAAATTCGCGAGAGCACATTCGGCGTCACCCCGACCAATCCGGCTTTCAAAAAAATTCGTGAGACCTCTTCTGGTCTCAACGCGAATCCAAAGACCGTGATCACCAATGAGATACGCGCCGATAGGCAGGTGACGGACCTTGTACTTACGGACATGGACGCCGGCGGAAATATCGGCGGCGAGCTCGCGTTCGGCGTCGCCGATGATGATCTCGAGGAGGCGCTACAGGGTACATGGTCTAATAATCCGAACATCATAGTGGCGAGCGCCGGCGTAGAGATTAGCGCGCTGTCGACCACCACGGCAACCGTAGCATCGGGCGGGGCAGCGTTCGTGGCCGGCATGCTGACATTGCTATCAGGCTTCCCGACCGCATCGAATAACAAGCTCGCCGCAGTATCATCGAGCACCTCGACGACCGTGGTCTATCCGGCCGCGACGTTTACGGCAGAAGCTTCTACCATTCCAGTCGGTGCCACGATCCGGACAGTCGGGTTCCAGGGTGCTTCGGGCGATATCGCCGCAGTGACGTCCGGCGGCAACGGTCTGAGCTCGACGGTCCTCGACTTTACCACGCTCGGTCTCGCTCCCGGAAAGTGGGTCAAGGTGGGTGACGGCGATAACGCCGGATGTAGCTTCGCCACTTCAGCCGATAACGATTTCTGCCGCATCTCGGCGATCTCGTCCCACAAGATCACGTTCGACATCGTTCCGGCGAACTGGGTGGCCGATACCGGCACCGGCAAGACCATACACGTCTTCATGGGCGACTTTCTGAGCAACGGATCGACGAAGCGCTCCAACACAATCGAGCGGCAGTATCTGGATCATAGTCCGGTAACTTACGAATATTTCCGGGGCCAGACGGTCAACACCCTCGCCGTCGACGGAAAGCCGGGCGCGATTGCAACCTATACCCGGGACTACATCGGCAAGGACGCCTATCTGCCGTCGCCGATGGTGCGCGTGACGGGTGCGACCGACGTCGCGGCGCCGACCTATGGCGTGCTCAATACTTCGAGCAATGTCGGCCGCATTGGCTTCAATGGTTCGCCCGTCACGGGACCGAACTTCATCCTCGGTGCCTCGTTCAACATCAACAACAATCTCCGGGCCCAGAAGGCCGTCGGCTTCATCGGCGCGGTCGGCACCGGAAACGGCGAATTCACCGTCACCGGCAAGCTCCAGACCTATTTCGGCGATCCGACAGTCTATAAGCAGGTGATCAACAACACGCTGGTATCGTTCGATATGCGGGTCGGCCGGCTCGATGGCAACCGTGAAAGCCTGCTGTTCGATTTCCCGTCGATCAAACTGTCGAGCGGTGCACCAGCGGTCAGCGGCAAGAACCAGGATGTGACAATTGATGCTTCATTCACGGCGATCATGAACGCGACGCTTGGCTATACGGTCTCTGTTTCCAGGTATTGGTACCTACCGACCTCGTAACGCAGGCCATGTCTCAATCAAAATTGCAGGAGTTTGTATGAAACTGTCCGACATCAGGATCGATTCCGCGCAGATCGAGAGCAAGGATGGCGACTGGGTCGAGAATATCCCGGACCTTCCCGGGATTCGTATCAAGGCGCGCGCGGCCAACAACGCTGACTACCGGCGCCTCGAGGCGAAGCTAGTTCGCGAGATCCCGCGTAGCCAGCGCATCGAGGGTATCTCGCCGGCCGACCAGGACCGCATTGCCGGCCAGTTGCTGCTGGATACGATCGTATGCGACGTCGATGGTCTGATCGAGGACGATGGAAAGACCCCCATCAAGTACACCAAGGAACTTGGTAAGACCCTGCTGCTCGATCCTGACTATCGTGTCTTCCAGGCTGGCGCCGCCTATGCTGCGGCCGTGGTTGCTCAGGGCCGCAAGGCCGATGAGGAAATCGAAGCAAAAAACTAACCGACGCCCTGGTCTGGCAGATCGACTGGGGTGAGAGTTTCGACAAGATCATAGCTGCTGCCGGCGCGGCTGGCGTGCAGCTAGACTTACTGCCGTGCGTTGTGAGCCGTGTCGACCCGTTCGAACATCTATTATTCGAATGGGAGGCGTTCGGCGCGCTGTCGACCGATCGGCCGGTCGGATTTGATCGTGGCGCCATTCCATGGTCCTCAATCGATCGTTTTGCGCAGCGTTACGCGATTGAAGGCGACGAGTTCGACCGGTTCTGCCGGCTAATCCGCGCGATGGACTCTGCCTATCTCGCCTATTTCCGGGACAAGAAGACAGATGGCATCAAGTCTTGAGACCATTCGCACGGTCCGCATCAGGGGCGAGACCGACGGCGTTGACTCGGCGACTGCCGCGCTCAACCGTCTGACGGCCTCGATCCAAGCGGCGAACGACAATCTCGCCAAGGCCAACACGTCCGCTAAGGCCAATAGCGACGGTTGGAAGATCACGGGTGAGGGTGCGATCTCGGCCGCGAACCATCTCCGCCAGGCCGCGGAGGCCGCCTATGTGTTCTCGCCGGCCTTCCGCGAGGTGACAAATAGTCTGGCCGCACCGGCCCTGAAGGGCGCCGCTACGGCATTGGAGGCGATCGCCGAGGGCATCGTGGCGGCGACCAATATCGCAGGAACAGGCGTCATTCGCCTCGGCACGGCGGTCGAGACCACGTTTCCGGCGCTCGCGCTGCTCGGCACTAATCTCAAAACCGCCGGCGCCTGGATGGAAGCCTTCAGCCCGTCGCTCGCGGGTGTGGCTACCACGATCCTATCGCGGCTCTTGCCGGCGTTGAGCCTGCTCGGAAAGGGTCTGCTGATCGTCGATGCGATCCGGCTTGTAAGCGAGGCTTGGCGCCTTGGCGGCGAGGCGCTCGCCAATTACGTCTCGATCGCCGAGAAGGCACGCGATGCCAATGTATCGACCGATTTCTTCCAGCGCATCAGCAAGGCAGCCGAGGATGCTAAGCACCCCGTCGATGAGCTCGCTGATGCGTTCAAGAGGCTGAACCAAGCGTCTGCGCCGACGCTTGGTGGTACGACGGCGCAAAATCGGTTGGACGAGCTTACAAAAATCGGGAATTTCTCCGGAAATTCTGGGGTTGGAGACCTCAAGAATGCCAATTCGAATGAGGAGCGGCTGCGCGCTCTCGCCAGCTTCTATGATCAGGCTCTTGAGAAGGGCCAGCGCCTGGCCGCGCTCGACATCGTAAAAGCATTTGGCGGCGACCAACTGGAGACCAATCTGGCGAAGGATTCCGGCTATCTCGATAAGATGATCGAGGCGGCTGATGAGATCGCAGCTAAGGATCTGATCTCGGCGGGCGATATTCAGCGCGCGACGGAACTGCGGGACCGGCTCGATGCGGCCGAAAAAATCCTGTCCCAGCGGTGGCATCCGATCCAGGATCTGTTGACCCAGCTTGGCATCAAGATGCGTGAAGTCTGGGTCGATATCGTCGAGGCGATCGCTAAGGCAGTTGATGCGGTATTCAAGTTAGGTGAGCAGATTGCGAATGCTCTGTCGCCGGTGGCGAGCTTCCTGCAGACAGCAGCCGGCGTGCTCGCCAAGGCGGCGCCAATGGTCGGCGTCACACTCGGCCCCATTGGCAGCTTGATCGGCGGCGGGGCTGCGCTTGCCGGCAACGCGCTATCCAGCGGTGAGGGCATCGATCCGCAAGAGGCACAGCGCAATGCGCTGCTCGCTGACGGAAGGAAGCGGCTGGCCGAAGCCATGAGCCGGCATTTTGATGTGTCGAAAGCGCCGGTTGATGATGTGAGGGGCGCCTATGACCGCGCCACGGAATCCGTCCTCAAATATATCGAGGTCACCAAGGCGTCGGCGCAGACGGTCGGACTGTCCGTCGCCGAGCAGGAGAAGGCGAAAGTAATCGCGCAACTGACGGCGGCCGCCATGAAGGATGGCACGCCGATTACTGCGGCCTTGCGCGACGAAATGGCAAGGTTGGGCGACCAGGCCGCGGCGGCCGCGCAGGCGCTGGAAAAGGCCAAGATCGCATCCGATATCAAGTTCAACCGCGCGACTGCACTGTTGTCGCAGGAAGACGTTCAGATCGCGCAGACTCTGAAAGGTCTGTACGGCAGCGACATTCCGGCGGCATTGAACTCAGCAGAGGCGGCGCAGATCCGATATAGCAATACGCTCCGCGAAATCGGACAACTTGGTCAAGAGGTCAATCGCTCGCTATTTTTGGATTTCGAGACAAACATTCGCAATGGCGCAACGGCATGGGATGCCTTTCAGAAGGCCGGACTGAATGCGCTTGGAAAGATTGCCGATAAGCTAACCCAAATGGCGACTGACCAACTCTGGAGCTCAGCCTTTGGCGGATCTGGCAGTGGCGGAGGCTTGCTAAGTCTGCTTGGCATTGGCGGCTATTCTGGCGCAGTCAATGCCAATGGCTCGATCGCGGGTGCGGTCGGTGCGACCTCAGTTGGCGGCGCGCCACTGGTTGGGCTGCACAGCGGCGGCATCGTCGGTTCGGAGGCGACGTTCACCCGCTACGTGCATCCGGCATATTTCGACAACGCACCGCGCTTTCATAGCGGCGGCATCGCCGGAGACGAGGTGCCGATCATCGCGCGGAAGGGCGAAGGCGTCTTTACGCAGGGCCAGATGGCGGCGCTCGGCCAGGGCGCTGGAAGTCAGGCCGTTCAGGTTTCGGTCGGTGTGAGTGTAGATGATGACGGAAAAATCCAAGCCTATGTGAAAAACGTTTCGCAGTCGACTACGGCGCAGGGCATTCAAGCGTTTGCTGATAGTCAGACATTTGTTGGCCGCGTCGCAGCAGCCAATAAGCTCGCGCAGACACGACGCTTGACGAGGTAAGTTCGAGATGTCGCTGTCATTTCCGTTGGTGGATTTGCAAAGCTTTGTCCCGATCGCGAGCCAGTCGTTCCTCCTGATATCGCGGCAGGAGCTCTCGCGGCAAGCCAATGGCATCACAATCGGAAAGGATTTCGGCTCTGCAATCTGGATGCCGGAATTCTCGACCGATGTCGTCAACAACGACGATGCTGTCGCCTACGAAGCCAAGCTCAACTCGCTCGACGGCGTTATCAATATGTTCGCAGCTGGCGATTTGAGGCGCCGCTATCCGCGTGCCTATCCGACCGGAAACTTCAACGACACTGGCGTGCTCGCTTCGGTCAATGCCAATAATAAAGCATTGGCGATATCCGGTCTCGACCCGTCGTTCGTTTTGTCGATCGGCGACTATCTCTCTTTCGATTATTCAGGAGGGCGTGCGCTTCACCAAGTCGTCGAAGCCGCGACAGCCGACGGCAGTGGTGCAACCACACAATTCGAGGTTCGGCCACACATTCGGGCGGGCTACACGGTATCGACGCCGATCACGCTTAAGAAGCCGCAGGGTTATTTTATACTGATGCCTGGAAGCATTCAGGCGAAAAGCAACGGTCCTGTGACCTCGGTTGTCTCCTTCAAGGCCGTGCAGTTCCTGCAATGACACGCACTATCTCCTCCGGGAACTATGCTGCTCTCCAAGCCCGCCGCCTGGTCGCGCGCGATTTCGTTTGGTTCATCGTTCGTGACCTTGTGACGGGGAACCCAATTACCGATGGATATTGGTCGGATGTCGGAACGATTAGCGCTGACGTGATCGATCCCGAAACGGGAGGTACCGTAACGCGGACTTTTGTCGGCGCGTCTGGTTTGATTTCCATCTCTGATATTCCGCTCGTCTCAAATCTCACGGTTCAGACAATCACAATCACGCTCGCGCAAGTCGCTGACCGCGTGAACAATCTCATTCACGGGTACGATTGCAAACAGGGTAAGGTACAGGTTTTCCGTGGGCTTTTCGATCCTGCAACGCGGACTATGGTCGCGCCCGCTATTCCGCGCTTCGCTGGCACGATCGACGAAGCGCCGATCACTACTCCGAAGGAAAACGAGGACGGTAACGTCACACTGACGTGCACCGGTAACACGCAGGAATTGACGCGATCGAATTCAGACACACGGTCGGATGCCAGCCAAAAGCTGCGCAGTGCAACGGATACATTCTTTCAGGATGTCGCGACGGTTTCAGAATGGCAGCAGTTTTGGGGACGTCAGGGCGGTCCGATTAGAACTGGAATCGCTAGCAGATGATCCGACTTGCCACCATGGCAGACAGGACACGAGCAGTTGAACTACTTGCTGCTTCTCATGCGGGGGCCGGATTCGATTCACCCGATGGCGTTTCAGGCTTTGTCTTTCCATTCGTTCCAGAATACGCCGAGCACTTGTTCGTCACGCATCTTGCAAATGGAAATTGCTACGCTCTGGCGCATGACGTTGGCGGCGTAGCGCAGGGTCTATTGCTGGCCGTCGCATATGAACATCCGTTCGGACCCGTTTGGATGGCGCGCGAAACGGTCTGGTGGATTGACCCCGCTCATCGTGGCCGCGTGGCCATTCAGATGCTTGATGCATTCGAAGATTGGGCGCGCGGCAAAGAATGCCGGTTTGTAGGCATGGCCGGTATGGGCGAGGATCCCGATATTGGTAAACTTTATCAACGTCGCGGTTATCGGGCCGCTGAGCGCCACTTTTTGAAGGCGGTCTAGCGAATGGCAATTTTTACCGCAATCGCCGCAGCCATCGGGCTTAGCGGGTTCTTTGCCACGGCGTTCGTCGCCGTCGCAGAGATTGCGACGTCGATTGCCGTTTCCTACGCCATCAAGGCGATTTCCGGACAATCGCAGTCAAGTTCCTCAACGCAACTGCAAGGCGTCCAAGGTACGATACAAGGTGGCGGCGCGGTGCCGCGTTCGTTCGGCCTTGGTTATCATATGACCGCTGGTTCGCTCGTCTATGCGAATACGCATCCCGGCGCGAGCACGACACCGAACGCATATATCGTCTATGTCATCGCCCTATCTGATTTGCCGGGCGAGCGTCTCAACGGGCTATGGGTAAACGGCGCCAAAAAGACCATTAGCGGAAGTGCCGGCGCTTACGGCTTCCCGATTTCCGAGTACAACAAGAATGGCGCCGATCACCTTTGGATCAAATATTACGATGGTACGCAAACGACGGCCGACAGTTACCTTGTCGGAACT